ATTGGATTTATCAGTGCAGTTGCTTTGGCTTATTGTAAACCCGGACATGGCAGTCGTATCATGGAACGCATTAAGCATATCAATTTTAACGCTATTGAGTTTGCATTTGATAGATACCAACTTGAAAATCAGCTTAGTGAGTTTTATGATTTTACCAGTAACAGTTACATATTAGGCAGTAATATTGCTAGATTTGATGGTGGTACAACTATCTTCGATAGTAATAGCACTAAAGTACTTGAAAACATTGAGTACTATTATCCGCCAGAAACAGGGAATAAATATCTAAAGTTCCCCAACTTAAACATATTTAAATGATAGACACCTCAGGTATCAATGTAAACTTTCCCGCAGCAGGACAAAATAACTCTAGCCAAGGGTTCAGAGATAATTTTAATGCTATAAAAACCAGTTTGGATATTGCTGGTCGCGCCTTGATGAGTGTTGATACTTTAGCTAAAAGTGCAGTGGTAAAAGATGCTGCATCTGCTACAACTACCCTAAATAACGACTTCAACTATCATCATTTGACCAGACCCTTGCTGCGTTCACATGCTGTGGTCTATGCAGACATAGGCTTTGGTGGAAACTTTATCAACATAGATTTTTATCGTGCCAATATACAAAAGTTTAGAATAAATTCAGATGTTAGGTTAAATTTTGCAAACTTTCCTGAAAACACCATAGTGGGCTCAGTTAAGGTATGGTTTGAAAACACAGGTGGTCCACATAGATTGTTTTTACCCGACACAGTTAGTTTCAGTCCTACCAGTGCTTTTTTTGCTAACCGTTCCATAACCATGCCTTATGACGGAGACTACTTGTTTGAGTTCACACGCATCGGCGAGGAAAACCGTATATGGTGCGTAGATCATTCTGATCGCACTCCGGGCACAGCCACACAAGAACTCGCAGGCTTGGTTAAGATAGATGGCAATACTTTGAACATCAGTGCGGATGGGCTGCTATCCGTTAAACAGGCTACTCCTAGTGACCTAAGATTAAAACACAATATCAGACCAATTGAACAAAGCACAGATCTTGTACGCCGACTGCGTGGTGTAAGATTTAATTGGAACCACACCGAGCAGGAAGATATTGGTATGATTGCACAAGAACTAGAATCTGTACTACCCGAATTAGTCTATACCGACGGCGATGGTTATAAACGTATCTACTATGATCGTTTGTCAGCCGTATTAGTTGAGGTGGTTAAAGATCTCGATGCCAGACTGGGCAAATTAGAACAAGCACAAGGTTGACTTTGCTCTGACAATTAGTTATACTAATTGCACAGGAGTGAATATGAAACAAGTAAACCTCAATTCGTACAGCGAATTTGTATCTGCTGTAACCAGTGAAGCCAGTAAAGATCTAACTACATTTATGAATAGATTAGATGTACTAGACGGCAACTATGATTTTGCAAATAACCAACATGGACCAGATGTAAGCGTGCCCTTGATGTTGACCGGTGCTATGGGACTGTGCTCCGAATCTGGTGAACTTATGGAAATTGTTAAGAAGATGGCATTTCAAGGAAAGCCATTGTCTGATGAAACTGTATTCCATATGAAACGCGAGCTGGGTGACATAATTTGGTATTGGGTAAATATGTGTCGTGCGCTGTATTTGGATCCTAATGATGTAATTGCGGAAAATGTGGAAAAATTAAAATCACGTTATCCCCATGGTCATTTCGATGTTTATCACAGTGAGAATCGAGCACATGGAGATTTGTAATGTTTCATCCTTTGGCACAAAACCTATCAGAGTTAAGTAATGATGAGTTGTTGAAAAAATACAACGAGTTAAGCACTAAGTTCATCGCAGCACACCGGGTAGGTTCCGGTAGCGTTATTCAGCAAATGAGTTTATTATTAGATCATTACCGAGCTGAGATGCGTAATAGACAAGAAAAAATGATTGAAGAAGCACGTAAAAGCGGTGGCAATTTCAAGAATATTATTGACATTAAATGAACTATGATGATTTTGGCAGATGCTATGTCAGCAGCGATGACATAGTTAGACTTCTATACCTTAATCCCAACTTGGATTTTACACAATTATCTGTGTTAGATCCAGACCAGTTTAATGCCAGTGTAGATCAATTACATGCAGAGTTTCCTAAACTCCAACAGTATCAGGCTTTGCAGATACCAATAGAACAGTTTGACCAAGAGCAGCAACAACAATGGTTCATGCCAGACCAGTATAAAGAACTAGACATCGCTAAGTATCTTCTCGATCAATGCAATAGCCAGGTTGAGTTACAGCGTGTGGGCAAAGAACTATTGCTTTATCAAGAGCGAAATCTGTTTCCTTTACTGTGTTATCTTAAATACTTGGTAGACACCTTGAGAGAACACAATATTGTTTGGGGAGTAGGACGTGGATCAAGTGTGGCCAGTTATGTTCTGTATTTGTTAGGTGTACACAAGATTGACAGTATCTATTATGATCTACCAATCGAAGAATTTTTAAAAGGATAGTATATGACAAAAATTTATAGAAGCGCATTAGGTCGTCCAATAGACATGGATCAACTGCGCCTAACCAACGAAGATGTCATTGCAGTAGGAAACATGAAAGTAAACGCAAGAGGTGACGAGTTAGGTTTTGGTGGCGAAGTTTTGCGTACCAGAAATGAAGTAATGGATGAACACTATAACATGCATGGTGCTCGTAGTCGAGCTAGTAACAATACTGTGGTGCCAGATGAAGCCGCTGTATTAGCTCGTGCCGCAGAACGTCCTTCGGACTTACGTGGAGCTTTAGCCAGTGCAATTATGAAACCAGCTAAACAATTAGATGATCAAAATGGTGAAGAGTAATGAGTCAAGTTTTAGTAACACCTATCAATAAATTAAGAGCTTTACATGATTCGGTATTGGTAACCGAAATGAGCTTTGACGAGCGTAAGACTTCGTCAGGTATTGTGATACCCACCGACGACGGACGCAATTCGGGTATTCGTCCACGGTGGGCACAGATTTATGCAGTAGGCCCAGAACAGCGTGATGTTCAAGTAGGACAATGGGTTTTAGTAGCACACGGTCGTTGGACGCGAGGAATCAAAATTGACGATCATGGTCAAGAACGTGTAGTGCGGCGAGTTGACAACGATGACATTCTTTTGGTCACCGAAGAACGTCCAACGGACGAAACAATGAGTGACAAAGTTTGATTATTTCTGTATAATCACACAATAAACTTCAAGGAATCATATGTCGATCAAACAACTCTGGGTAGAGAGTTATAGACCTACCACCGTTGATGAATATGTGTTCACTGATTCTAGTGTGCGCGAGCTAGTGGAACACTGGATTAAAGAAGGCAGTATTCCAAATGTATTACTATACGGTCCAGCTGGTACAGGTAAAACTACACTAGCTAAAATCCTTATACGTGGCGTGGGAGTCGAAGACATTGACGTCATGTACGTAAACGGCAGTAAAGAAGGCAGAAAAATTGACTGGCTGCGAGAAAAGCTAGAAAGTTTCTGCGCTACCATGCCGTTTGGTAAGTTCAAGATTGTGCTGATTGATGAGGCCGACTATCTAAACAAAGATTCGGTGCAGCCAGCAATGCGTAACTTAATGGAAGACTATTCCGATAGTGTACGCTTTATAATGACCTGTAATTATCATCACAAAATTATTCCGCCATTAAAGAGTCGTTGCACAGAATTAGAAATCAGCAAGTCAGATGAAACCGAATTCACTGCTCGTGCCGCTACTGTGCTGATGAACGAAAGTGTTGAGTTTGACCTAGAACTGTTGGATACATTCGTTAAGGCCACTTACCCGGACATGCGTAAATGTCTTAATCTGTTGCAGTCAAACAGTATCACAGGACGTTTAGAACCAGCTAGAGTTGGGTCGAGTTCGACCGCAGATTTTAGAATAGAAGTAGTCGAACTATTTAAACGACGCGAATACAGAAAGGCCAGGGAATTGATTTGTCGTAGTCTTGAGCCCGAAGAAATGGAAGATTTCTATCGTTGGAGTTATGATAATCTTGCTTTATGGAGCAGTACAGTAGAAGGTCAAGATGAAGCTATTTTAATCATACGTAGAGGTCTGGTAAATCATGTTAGTTGTGCCGATGCAGAAATCAATTTGAGTGCCACTATCACAGAACTAATTGGAATCAATCAATGAAAAATTTATACCTGGTAGCTTATTACTATCAACGTCCTAGTGGGCGTCATGTTCGCACCACTCACCCAGACTGGCAGAAAGTAACCGGCGCTACAGCCTGGGATGAGCAAGTAGCTTTGACAAAAAATTTAAAAAACAAAGATTACACTACAGCCAAGGTAATCTTGGATATGGTGAATAAACGTGTACTAAAAAATGATTGGGGTACCACCAAAGATTTCAGCGAAATGTTTTTGTACTTCCATAAAGGATATCCACAATACACCGCAGACATCATGCGTCAAATTGATCAAGACTTTTTGGCTAGTGTGCTTCCTGAGTTTAGGCAAGAGATTCCGGCCAGCTCTGGTACAATCAGCAGTTCATAAATATTTAGATGAATCCTGCCTTTGCCAAGCTATTAAAACAAAAGCGTAAACGCACAAGAGATCCTAACTTGCCTCCCCCACCTACCTTGTTGGGGCAAGTTAAGGAACTGCGTTTGACCAAGGAAGAACAAGATAGACTAGGCTTAGAATTGACACTGACTAAGATACGTTTAGATCAGCTAGAAGCACGTAATCGTAAATTAGAAAGCAGTTTAGCAACTCTGCAAAATTGGATTAAAACTCGTAGCAGATAAAAGGATTTCAAATGCCATATACTACTGTTGAGGTTGAGATTGATTTAGATGATTTCACCACAGAAGATCTAGTAGAAGAACTAAAACATCGCAACGCTTACCAGCAAGAACTGCCTGATGAGTTTCTTGAACAACTAGCACATATACATCATGCTAGATTGTGTGGGCAGCCCTGGGAAGACGACCTAGATCGCTTCCTCAGGGATACATTAGGTCGTGCTATTTAATCTTCTCCGTATAGCTTAAGCACCTCCGCAACCACTGGGTGACGTTGTACATCGCGTCGCCCAAAATCCACACTCGCGATCATTGAACTGTTTGCAGCCTGCAATCGTTCAATAAAATCACGGAGACCGTTTTCGTTAGTAAATTTACGATCCATTTGATTAAGATCTCCGGTTACTACCAATCGACTACCTTCGCCGAGTCGCGTCAATACCATTTTCATTTGGTTTACGGTGGCATTTTGAGCTTCGTCAAAAATTATCCACGAATGTTTAAAATTGCGACCTCTCATATATGCTAGTGGAGCTATTTCTATTATTTGTTCGTCTAGCATATTGGCTATGTCTCGAGCCGAATAGTATTCTTGTATTACATCCATAATTGGACGAGTCCATGGCGCCATCTTGGCATTTAGATCTCCGGGTAAAAATCCATGTTGCTCGTCATCTACACCTACTGCCGGTCTTGTTACAATGATTTTATTGATGCGTCTTTCCTTGAATGCCTTGATAGCTGCCATTACAGCCAGCATGGTTTTACCGGTTCCGGCTGGACCGGTAGCGAAAACTATGAGTCTTGATGAGTCTAATAATAAGTCAATGTATTCTTCCTGTTTAAGTGTTTTAGGCAGCAAAGTAACCTGACGGCTTTTTTGCTGTACATAATCATTGATTCCAATTACATTGGCCGCGTCAAATTGACCACGGCGGCTGCTTTGAGCCCGACGTTTAGCTGACAAATTAGTATCTCCTAAGTTAAGTGTCATTTTGATTATGGTATGTGTATTCATTGCGAACACACTCATATTTAAAACCCAGGCGCAGCCATTTTTACTAGTACTTAAAACACAAAAATTAGGCATAAGTATTTGGCTACCAGTCGAATATATCTAGTACGATCCTAATTTATAAATATTCATAAATACTTTAAAGAGTTCTACTTATGGTCGCCAACGTACGAGATATTATAGATAACACTAAAAACATCTACATGACAGACAGTGCTCTGGAAAGTCTCATGGACTTTGAGCGTGTTCTAGATGAGTTAGATACCTATGTGTTTAAAAACTGGATCAAAGGTGAGCTAGTAGAAGGTCCTATTTTCGAAAAATACTTTATAACCTGTACGTTTATGTGGCCACACAAGCTCATGCCCGATCCACGTGGCGCAGAGCGTTTATTAGACTATAATTGTAAAGTACGTTTTAGAAAAACTGAGTTTCATTATCCTGCCACTGTAAAAGGTCAAGAGGATTTTAGACCTGGCACACACATGCCTAAGATGGTAAGTAAACCAGTTTGGTTAGTAGAAATTGTCATGCCTAAGCAGTTGATGAAAGATATACATAGAGGTAGCCTAGAACTTGAAGCAGAAAACGTTGACCTAGAAGATCTAGATCAAAGTTATGAAGTCGGGCTTGATGACGACGTTTATAAAGATGACGAAGATGAGTCACCACAACAACAAATCGCAGCACAGCAACCTGCCCCAGCGCCAGCTATTTGAAGGCCTTGAGGCTGGTGATCTTGCCAGACTTGTTAGCAGTGAAATCACTGTAGACGAGTACAAAAGCAAGATTGGCAAGGACGAAGAAATTATTGTTCTGACTCTGAAGGTACAGGGAAAAAGTCCTGCCCTTGACCTAGTTAGTTTTATTGAAAAAAGTTATGATTGGGTATTGGATGCAGACGCCAGTTCGGGTGAATTAGATGATGGCACCTATTTGGTATTTGTAGAAATTGACAGAGAAGATGCTGCCGCTGACTACATGGTGCAGCTGATTGATGACATAGTCAACTTGGTTGACATACCCAAAGAAGAGTGGCAATTTAGCAGTAGTAAACCAGAAGGACAAGTCGGCGCTGATGCCGAAGCACTGCGTGGGATGATTCCTATGACAGTGGCAGATTATCAACAAGTGCATCGTAAGCACAATGAAACCATAGATCAACTCAAGAATGCTGCTGGCATACGTGTAGAAACTCGCGCACCTAAAAATGATTTTACTGAAAGTTTAAGAATAGC